CAACGTGCCGTTGGCGGAGCTCGGGGTCACGACCGACAACCCGTCGAGCGCCGAGGCGATCTACGCGGCGAAGGAGCCGCTCGTCGTCGACGCGCAGAACCTCAACAAGGCCAACGAGGTCGCGCTGCGAAACGTCGCGCTCATGTGCCTTGCGTCGATGCGCGGCACGGACTTCGCGACGCAGCGCGACGCGGGGGCCTCCATAAGCGTCCACTGGCCTGATCCGGCGTACCCGAGCGTGGGGAGCATGTCGGACGCCGTGGTGAAGATGGTCGCGGCCATACCGACGCTCGCCGACAGCGAGGTCGTCTTGGAGCGCCTGACGTTCACGGCGGAGGAGATAGAGCGCATCCAGGGCGACCGGAAGGCGGCGCAGGCGAACGCGGCGATAGCGTCGCTGCTCGCGCCGAAGAAGGAGAACGATGACGGAGATACCGCGCAGCCTCCTGGACTCCCTGACCGAGGAGATTAACGCCCTGTCCGGGGCCGGGCGGCAGATGGTCGAGAACGCCCTGTCGAGGCTCGCGCCGATGTTCGCGGACGACGACGGCCTTATCCCGAACGAGAACGTGGCGGCTCTGCGGGCGGCGGCGTGCGAGGTCATGGAGGCCGTCTGCGGCGAGATGGCCGACCTCGCCGCAGCGAGGGCCGCCGGGTTCTACGAGTCCGTGCGCAAGCTGCACGTCGACGAGAGGTTCGCGGCGCGCGTGGACTCCGGGCGCGATCCTGCCGCCACCGCCGGAGCCGTGCGCGCGCTCGTGCAGAGCGTCGTCGATACCGGGAACACGGACGCGTTCGCACGCGACCTCGCCGACAGGGTGGACTACGAGGCCAAGAGAGCGGCGGGCGAGTGCGTACTCTCAAACGGTGCGCGCGATCCGCTCAAGCCGAGGTTCGCCCGCGTGCCGTCCGGGGCCGAGACGTGCCCGTTCTGCATCATGCTCGCGAGCAGGGGGTTCGTGTACTGGACGGAGCGGACGGCGGGCTCGAGGGGGCACTACCACGCGCACTGCGACTGCCGCATAGTTCCGAGCTTCGACTCGTACTACGCCGGGCCGAGCCGGCGCTTCAGCGCCACGGAGGTGATCGAGGGCTACGACCTCGACGGGCTGTACCGACGCTACGTCCAGGATCTGAGGGACGGGAAGCTGAACCTCAAGGGCGTGAGCAGGTACTCGAGCCACGTCCTCGGATGGAGCAGCGGGCAGTTCAAGAGCTACGGCGACTTCTCGAGATTCGTCAGGGAAGCGTCCGGCATCGAGGACCTGCAGCTCAGGTGCGCCGTGATCGAGCAGGAGTGGCCGAAGACGGGGCTTGGCGCCAAGTACCTCTCGCAGCTGAGGCAGACCGTCATGGAAAAGCGCTCGTCGCTTATGGGCGACGCGTACTACGAGAAGCCGCGCGCCGAGCTGGAGGACCACGAGAAGAAGGGCGTGGATTGGCTCCTCGGGCACGGCATCCGGCCGACCGTGAAGCGGGAAGACCCGACGGCGAAGGCGAACCTGGACTTCGAGATCGACGGCCAGCCGTGGGAGATGAAGAACGTCACGAACGCCGGAAGCTCTGTTTCGAACCAGATGTCGCGAGCGAAGAAGAAATGGCGGAAGCTGGGTCTCGACGAGCCGGTCAGGATCGTGATCACGACGGCAGGGTGCTCTGACAGCTTCGAAGCCGTCGTCGAGGCGGTTAAGTCCAAGGCGGGTTACGACGAAGCGATCGTCGTCAGCGAAACCAGCATATGCAGGGTAAGAAAATGAGGCCGTGTCCCGTCATCTCTGTCGGGGCGTGCCTCATTCCCATAGGCAGATTATACCACACCCGACCGGTGCATGAAGACGAGGCCGTGTCCCGATTCGATGGTCGGGGCGTGCCCCGTCTTCGCCTCGCACTGTACCACTTTTCGGAATCAAGCGCCTTCGGGCGCTTTTTTCATACACCCGACATCCCGCGAGCCGAACGGCGGACGGGGCGGGCCGAACGGCCCGGGAAAGGAGATGCGACATGCCGCCCATCGAAGAAGGAGCGCCGAGGCAGGAGCCGGCCGCGAGCCAACCGTCCGAGCCGAACGGCGATGAGGACTGGAAGGCCAAGTACGAGGCGCTTCTCGGCCACTCCCGCGACTGGGAGAAGAAGGCCAAGGCGAACAAGGAAGCCGCCGAGAAGCTGGCCGAGCTCGAGAAGGCGAACCGGACCGACTCCGAGAAGATCGCGCAGCTGGAAAAGCGCATAGGCGAGAAGGAGCGGGCGGAGGAGCGTGCAAGGCTCGTCGCTAAGGTGGCGGCCGAGAAAGGCGTGCCGGCCGAGCTGATCGCGGGCGACGACGAGGAGTCGATGTCCGCCTGGGCCGACAAGCTCAAAGCGGCCATGACGCCGAAGCCCGCCGCGAAGGTGGAGAAGCCCGGCAGCTTCGACCGGGGCGGCGCGGGCGGCGACGATCCCATGAGGGACGTCGTCAAGCAGCTATTCGGGAACAAGTAAGCCAAACAAGCAGAGAGGAGCGCCAGCATGGCACTCGAAACCTCCAAGGTGGTGCTGCCGACCTCGGTGGCGACCTACATCAAGGACAACGCGAAGGACACTTCCACCATCGCGGCCCTGTCCCCTTCCACCCCGCAGCTCTTCACGAACGCCGACAACCTCATCTTCGACGGCGCGAGCGAGGCCGAGGTCGTGGAGGAGGGCGCGGTGAAGTCCTCTTACGACCAGCCAATGAGCTCGCTCGTCGGCAAGCGCTTCAAGGTGCAGACCACGACGCGCGTCACCAACGAGCTGCAGTGGGCCGACGAGGACAATCAGCTCCAGATCATCAAGGCCATCCAGAGCGACCAGGCGAAGGCCCTCGGCCGCGCGCTGGACTACGTGGTCTACCATGCCGTCAACCCCAAGCCTGGCACCGTCATGGCAGGGTACAGCAAGCTCGTGGACGACGCCGTGCAGATCGCGGCGACCGACGACCCCGTGGCCGATATCGACGCCCTCACCGACGCCCTCGCGCTCGGAGAGTACGACATCGACGGCATCGCGATGTCCAAGCTCTGGGCGGCCGAGCTGCGCAAGCTGCGCGTTCCGGCGACCGGCATGCGCATGTACCCGGAGATCCCCATCAGCCTCAAGCCCGGCAACATCGACGGCATCGCGGCGGCCACTTCCGGCACGGTGGACGGACGCAAGGCGAAGGAGGCCACGAACGTGCTGGCCATCATCGGCCAGTTCGACCTCATCAAGTGGGGCATCGTGCGCGACATCACGGCGGAGATCATCCTCTACGGCGATCCCGACCAGACCGGCGTCGACCTCAAGGCTCACAACCAGGTGGCCTACCGCACCGAGATGGTGTACGCCTACACCGTGATGGACCCGAAGGGCTTCGCCGTGCTCAAGGCCGCGAAGGCGGGCGAGTAGCATGGCGTCCCTCGTGCAGAAGCTCGTCGTGGAGGACGTCGCCAAGGCTTCGCGGATCCTGCCGCAGCGCGTCGCGCTCGCGAACCCCGACGGCACGGCCTTCGCGGGCAAGGCGGGGCCGAAGGGGGCGAGCGTCAAGGCGATCGAGCTCGTCGCAGACGCGGGCGGCGCCATAACCGGGGGCACCGCCACCCTCACCGACGGCAAGACCGTGGACATCGCGGTCACGGTCGCGTCCTCGTAAGGAGGTGCCGGAATGGACGGCACCGACTCCTTCGCGGACATCGAAGACTATGCTGTGCGCTACGGCCTTCCGGCAGACGAAGCCCGCGCGGCCGTGCTGCTGGGCGATGCGTCGGGCATGCTCTTGGCTGCGTACGAGGAATTCTTCGGAGCCTCGTATAGAAAAGGGGAGCACCCGGCGTTCGACCGCTCGGCGCCCGCCGTGTGCTGCGCGATGGTGCAGCGCGCCCTGAACGTGCCGGCCGGCATGGCCGGGGCGACCCAGTACAGCCAGGGCGGGGGCGGGTACACCGCGTCCGTCTCGTTCGGAGGCGCGCTGGGCGACCTGTACCTGGGCAAGTCCGACTTCAAGCGCCTCGGGCTCGACGGGGCGAGGATGAGGGCCATCGCACCCGCGGTGCGCGATGCTTAGCCTCATCCGCGGCGAGCCCGTGACCGTCGTCCGGCCGAGCGTCGCGCACGACGGTCTGGGCGAGCCCGTCTACGGCGAGCCCGCGCGCACTCCGGTGCCCGACGTGCTGGTGGCGCCAGGCGCGACCTCCGACATGGACGCGACGCGCCCCAACGGCGTGACCGTCTCGTTCACGCTCGGCTTCCCCAAGACGTTTCAGGAGCCGCTGCGCGGCTGCGCGGTCGAGGTTCGCGGCGTCGAGTACGCCGTCGTCGGCGACCCGCAGCCGCTCACGCCCGAGAACGTCCCCGGCCCCTACAACTACACCGTGGAGGTGACCAGATCGGATGGCTAGCTGCAAGGTGAGGCTCAAGAAGTTCAAGTGGAGCCCGGCCGGGTACACGCAGGTGAAGGACGGCGGCAAGACGCAGGCGATCCTCGCCTCCAAGGCGGCCCGCGTCAAGGCGTCGGCCGACGCGATGTCCAAGGGCTCGCACCGGGTCGTCCAGAAGCGCGGCAGGTTCGACACGGGCTACTTCGTCGCGGCCGACGACTACGAGGCGCGATACGACCAGGCAAAACGCAAGACCCTCACCAAGGCGTGCAACTCGATCGGGGGCGGTAGCTGATGGACGTGGAGCGTGTGGTCGCTGAGCGCATCGGCGTCACCGTCGGAGTCCCCGCGTACCTCGACGTGCCGCAGGGCGCTCCCGACGAGTTCCTGACCGTCGAGCAGACGGGGGGCGGCGGCACCTACATGGAGGCCGTTTCGCTCGACATCGACTGCTGGGCGGGCACGCGCAAGCGGGCGAAAGCGCTCAGCGCCCTTGTCGCCGCGGCGGTGCCCGATCTCGACGACGAGCCGAACGTCTTCGGCCCGAAGGTGGAGAACTCCTACCGCATGAACGATCCGGACACGGGCAAGCCCCGCTACGTCGTGAGCGTCTCGCTCTGGATCTGCGAGTAGCAAAACCAAACCAAACCAAACTGAACAGAAAGGCGGCAACCATGGCAAACGCCGTTGCCACCGCCAACTCCCAGGCCAACGTATCGGCCGGCAAGGGAGTCAAGGGCGGCTACATCTTCAGCGCGCCGAAGGGCACGGCCCTCCCGGCCGACATCGATACCCCGCTGGACCCGGCGTTCAAGGTGCTCGGGTTCGTCAGCGAGGACGGGTACGTCGAGAGCGTCGACGAGGACTCCAACGACATCGTCGACATGAACGGCGACCTCATGGACTCGGCGAGCTCGAACCGCGTGGAGTCGGCGCAGGTGACCCTCGCCGAGATCAAGGCCGAGACGCTGCGCCGCCAGTACGGCGACTCCAACGTCACGGACGAGGACGGCCTGATCAAGGTCAAGCACAACGCCGACTCCCATCCCGTGTTCGCCTACGTGCTCGAGCTCGTGCTCAAGAACGGGCGGCGCTGGCGCAAGGTCGTGCCGCTCGGGCAGTCGAGCGAGCTCGACAGCCTCACCATCGCCTCGAGCGAGCTGTGCGCCCGCGCGCTCACGATCAAGTACCTCACCGACGAGGGCGGCAACACCTGCTACGACTACATCGAGTCGACGGAGACCTCCCCAAAATAGCGGCCCCGGTCGCCGCCCCCTCGCGGGGCGGCGTTGAGGCCCCGGCCGAAAACCGGGCCGGGAACGACGACCGCGACGAACCGACCGAAGCAACCGAAGCGTAAGGAGAACCATATGGGCACCAGGAAATTCGAGTTCCGCGGAAGCGACTTCGAGGTCGACGTGGCCGCGGCGCATTCCATGCGCGTGCAGCGCGACATCTCGCTGGTGGGCGAGCCGGGGCATGCGGCCAAGGGCTGGGAGTCCTTCGACAAGCTGTTCTGCGGCCGCTTGGACGAGTACCTCGACTCCATCCCCGGCGAGGACGGGAAGGTCGGCGAGCACGGCTGCACCGACGCGGACTTCGTCGCGTTCGTCCAGGCGGCCTCCGAGGCGGCGAACGCAAAAAACTAGCGGGGTTCGCCGCCGACTTCTTCGACCACCGCGAGGAGCTGGCGGCGGACTTCCGGCAGTTCTACGGGATCGACCTGCCGCTCGAAGGGGACGAGGCGGACGACCCGGTGCGCATGGCCGCGCTGTGGGCGCACCTGCCGCGCGAGTCCCGCACGGTCGCGCGCCGCTCGCCGGACAGCAGGTGGAGCGAGGGCGACTGGATGCTCTGGCGGATCGAGCACGACGTGCGGCGCCTGGCCTGGATGCTGTCCGAGGACGGGGCCAAGAGGCGCAACGCGCCGCGCCCGCTCGAGACGCCGGGGCAGGCGGCCGAGGCCAGGCGAAGGGCGGAGAACGCGCTGTCGGCGCGAGGCGAGATAGACCGGATACTCGGGATGGGGGCAGGGAATGGCTAACGTCGGATCGGCGTACGTGTCCATCATGCCGTCCATGGACGGCTTCGCGGCGAGCTTCGGCAAGCAGTTCGGGGCCGAGGGGACCAAGGCGGGATCGGCCTTCTCCAAGGGCCTTTCGGGCGCGGAGGGGTCGGCGTCCGCGCTCGGGAAGAAGTCGGCCTCCGGGTTCTCCATGGCGTTCGGGGCCGTCGCTGGGGCGGCGGCCGCGGTGGCGAGCAAGGCAATCGGGGCGGTGTCCTCGTCGATAGGGTCGGCCGTCTCGCGCGTGGACACGCTCAACAACTTCCCGCGCGTGATGCAGTCCCTCGGCTACTCGGCCGAGGAGTCGGCCGCGACCGTCTCCGGGCTGTCCGACCGCCTCTCCGCGCTGCCCACGCGCCTCGACGACATGGCGTCGGCGGTCCAGCAGCTCGCCCCGTCCTCCGCCTCGCTCACGCAGGCCAAGGACAGGGCGCTGGCGTTCAACGACGCGCTCCTGGCCGGAGGGACCTCGGCCGGGACGCAGCAGAACGCGATGCAGCAGCTCACCAAGGCCGTGTCGACGAACAAGATGGAGATGGACTCGTGGATGTCGATCCAGGAGGCCATGCCCGGCCAGCTCGACCAGGTGGCGAAGTCCATGCTCGGCCAGGGCGCGAGCGCGTCGGACCTCTACGACGC